TTGCCATCTAGCTTCCTCTTTTTCTCAGCGAAGTCCTGTTCATATTCAGCCCATTCCTCCTTGCGCTCCGTGGCGATACGCGCAACGGCCTCATCGAAGTAAAGGGCTTGTATGGGGTCGGTGATATCCATTAATTCCGAGGGGCGGCAGTTGTAGACGCGGGAGAGGTCAAACAGGCTGATGCAGTAATCTATGCCTCGTCCGGGGTCACGTTCCCGGAGAAAGGGGCGGCATCATCCTCCAGCTCGGCTACCTTTTGAGCGTAAGGCGCTATCCACCGACCGACGATAAACCCTATATCTTCATCGGTGAACTCATAGGATGCGACATAGCCCTCCGGTATCTCATCGTCTATGTCCTTGGTGACGTATATCTGGGGCTCCGCCACAATGAGCGCGAATATCTTTTCGTATCTACGCTCAAGCTCCAGCGCCTCATCCTCAGTGAGCTTGTCCTGTTCCTTCTTATCCCGAAGCTCCATGACTTTGTTGTATAGGGCATTGGGTTGGACGAGGCGCACCAACGGGCCTGACGGTTCGCGCAGTTTCACCTTGATACCGGAAGGGGTTGTGGCTTCTCTCATTATTTCCTCCTTATGAGTCGTAGTCGGTATCTGCGTCATTCTGCACAACGCAGGTGACTATATCGCTTGCTCCTTTCACGGCCCTACCGGAACAGCTCAAGTAGATGACCTCGGGGTCAGCGCCGCGGGGCATCTCGGCGGCGATGTAGTACAGCTTGGGTATCTCTATCTTAAACTGCCTCAGAGTGGAACTTGAGCCGTATGAGAGGTCGATAGTGAAATCTCCCTCGTCCAGGTCATCGTCCACGGTGGTAGACCCGCCGTACATGATAGCTGCGTACTGGGTGGCGTCTGTGAGCTTCAACGTGAAGTCCACGGTTATCTCTCTTGAGAGCGCCACCATGTCATCCCTATGCACTTCCACCGTCTGTATATCACCGGCTACATTGTTAGTTATGGTTATGTCGAACTTGGTTATGTAGGTGGTTCCCGATGAGTCCACGGTGAACGTGCCCTCGTAGAACCTGAAGGGATCGTTGGACTCGTAAGACGGTGACGCGGCTGCCGCTTGCTTCTCGGCCTGTGTGCCCAGGAAGTCCACGTTGAGCATCACGGGCTTGCCAGCCTCACCGCTTATCTTGATGCTGTTCAACTTGCAGTCCTCTATGCGCTCGATGATGAGGTCAGAGGTCTTTACCTCCCCCGTCTCAAACGTCAGCCAGGGGATAGTGTCATCTGGGGTAAGGGTGTGGTGGTAGGGTGTAGCCGTACCCGTCATGTTGTCAGCGCCCAAGAGCGCGTGCATGAGAAAGCCTACCTGCTTGGGCCTTGCCAGCAGGGAGAAACTGCCGTCGTGTTTGTGCATGGTCTTGAGGCCGTACGCTACATCACGACCGTATCCACCCTCATGGTAGAACTCTGATTCTATCGTGGGGTCTATGCTCTTATCTCGGTAACGGATATAGTCGGTAGGCTCTACGGCAGTGCCTTTAGAGGCTTGCTTGCCCACCCCTAGATACCCGTCATGTGTGCTATATGCCATTTCTAATCCTCCTCTTGAATAGCTGAAAATTCTATCTCGAACATGATCAAGGGGCGGTCACGCTCTAGCACTACCAGCGTTTCGCCCCTCTCCATGAGCGAGGTTATACAGTTGGAATTGAGGCCAGGGTCATCGCGGAGGGCGTTCATCACCTTGGCTACTACGTCTTTCATCTCATCTGCTGCATCTTCTGCATCGTGTAAAGCGAAGTAGAGGCGCAGTATCCAGCGATAGGTGACTGTGTTGGAAGCTACCTCCGTTGCCTCGTTGTCGAAACCCACAAAATCTATGGTGAAAGCCGGCAACTTGCCCAGCTTCTTAGGCTCGTATTTATAAGAGGACTTGACGGGCGTACCTGAAATCCCGTCTATCAACGCCTTGATTCTCGTTTCGCAATCGGTGATAGTCGACATTTAACCTCCACTAAAAAAGTGGTCACATTTGTAACCACTTGGGTTGACACGTGACCACTATAGTTTTCCGCGCCAGGCCATCCTGCTTACCTGATGGGTACTGCCACGTTCCCACCATCCCACTCTGAGGGCCACGCGTTGCCCCCCGTTGGCGATAATTAACCCCTCAGCAGGAACGCCTGGACTGCGCTATTTCAACTTCCTTAAAAGTTTCGCAAACCTGCCCGCCACAAGCTCAAATATCTCACGCTCTTTAGCCTTGAGCGCCGGTCTTAGATATTCCCTCATGGGTATGGTCACCGCATGGCCTCTACCCGCTTGCCCCCCGTACTCGTGTATCCTCGCGTAGATAAGCCCCGAACCCACGGCGGCCCTGACACCCGTGCCTTCTCGCCTTACGTCCTCCTTGATGGAGCGCTTGAGTGTGCCCGTCTTTTTCCACGGCCTGCCAGCCTGGTAGAACTGCACATCGGTACGCTGCTTGGCCTCCCTCACCACCAGCAGTGCGGCTTGCCTGTAGGCTTGCAACAGCTCATCATCAGCCTTGTCAGCCACCTTGCGTATCTGTCTGGCTAACTCCCTTGCGCCCTTAGTCCTTAACGAAAGCCTCAACGGAACATCCTGGCCTTGTAGGGGTTTAACAATTGTTTAACACTGTCGGGGATCCCCCGCGCCGGCCCCGCCAGCTCGTGCCCCTCATCGTAGGTAGCAGAGTAGTCGCTTATGTCACGCCTGAACCAGTAGGACACCAGCTTGATACACGCCTGTTCGAAGTCCTCGGGGATGTTGACCTGTGCCGCGCCGTAACCGCTGGTGTATGTCACCACCAGGACGCGGTGACCACTTGAGAAACCATCCTCGTAGTATATGTATCCTTCATCAAGATATATGTCGCAGTCGCTGGTGCTTACGCTATCCCCGTCATCAGTGATAGTGGACACGCTTATAATGGGGTAGTTGTCTAAGAACAGGTAGCAAGTGCCGTCGCCATCATGGGTTTCCTCGCTGTGTTCCACGTTGATGATGTTCTTGCCTATGTAGGTTTCTATGATGTCTGAAGCGCGGTTGATAAGGTTTTCTAAGGGTGTGTCGTAGTCCTCATCGCTGGATTCTATATCCAGATATTCCTTAACCATCGCTACCGTGCATAGGGCGTTCGATGCTAGTGCCATTATCCTATCCTCATACTTCTAGTGGGCCACTGTGTCATATTGGAAAGCAGGTCTATCTCATCCCCGCTCAACACCCTGTCAAACACCGCTACCCCTATGGGTGCGTTGGCTTGGTAATTTGACCCCGTAAAACTTCCAATATATAAATCTGTTCCCAAGCTGCTCTCAAGCCCTGTACCTGCTCCAGTATCTACTGTTCCGAACTGTGTTCCATCCAAATAAGCATCTAGTGTTCCGCTGGAATCACGGGTACATACGATAATATGAACAGTATCAGCAGGCCATTCTGACGATGTAGCCGCAGTAGTACAATATTTAGAAGCCCCCGCATTATCATAAACATAATAATTGAGCTGTCCTCCGCCAGTAGAATTGTAATATATCCTAATTCCATTAGTCGCCGCCGCAGCCTCATATACTGTAAAATAATGTAATGAAGAATCCCCCCCCGCCCACGGTGTCTTAGTCACCACCACTATGCTCATATCCATCCCAGCGGTTAGGTTTAATCCACTTGAACCTGTGGGGAATTTGCAGGAAGTAAAATATGTGGTTTCATCTACCGTGCCGACTATGGGGAATGAGCGGTTGAGAGCGGTGTCAAAGCCTGCATCGCCTGTGGTGGTGGCGTTTATCATGTGTACCAAGTCCTGTACCGTACCGCCCCCCGTGTCGCTGTTCATGAGCAACACCAGGTTTTTACGGGCTACGGTTAAGCGCTTACTAAGCATCATCCCGCCTACCTAAAAGTAAAGGCTTGCAGTGTCGCATCAGTATCACCCACACGCTTGAACTCGAAAGTGTCTCCCGCGTCAGCGTGTAGGGGTATAAAGATGATGTCACCAGCTACCAAACGGAACTCATCTGTCACGGTGTCATCCTCGCGTATGTCAACGGAGATACCCCCCGTTTTCTCACGCAAATAGAAACCGAATACTTCTTCCGAGAAAGTGAAGGTAGTCCAGTTCTCGTCAGTGGTGGTAACCGCCGCATTGATGCGAAAGTCCTCGTAAATAACGTCATGCGGGTCAGCCATTTCTCAATCCTCCCATGCTAGTTGTCTATAAACTTCCATCCACCGCTTCGCGCCTACGCGCATGTCGCGGTGTTTTAATGTGTAGCTCTTAGCGTTCATCGCCAGCTTCCTGCGCTCGGCAGGCTTGTTAATCAACAGGTGGATAGCGTCTAACCATTCTTGGGGGTCATCGCCCACCAACAGCCCGTTCTTGCCGTGCTTTATGGTCAAGTTGTACGGGTGCCTGTCTGAGGCTATGGTGGCTATCCCCATCATGGAGTAGTCCAAAAATTTTAGGTCACTCTTGCCCTGAGTGTTGAAGGGGTGATCCACCAGGGGGCATAAACCTATATCGAACTCGGCTATCCTCTTGGGATAGTCAGTCACAAAATGGTATATCTCGGGGTCTACCTTTACACCATTCCACTTGCTGAACTCGGGGAATCCAGGGTCATGCCCCTGCACCTGCACCTGCGCGCCCTCTATGTTGGGCAGGACTTCCCGTAACAGGTCGAGGTCGGACGTGTGCGTGTCGCAACCTGACCACCCCACTATCATGGTGTGTACCTTGCGCCTCGGCACCTTCCACCTGGAGGCCCACACGTCGAGGTAGTTGGGTACCACGTAGGCGGGTTTGTCGAACGTGCTTTCAAGCCACTCTTTCAACCCTGGCGACGGGCAGGTGAACGCATCCACGTGGGGCCATATCTGGCTGAAACCCTTATCCCACAACTCGCAGCGCCTCTCGGTCTTGACATCACCAGGCGTTCCCGTGTCGCACCTGTCATCGGTGTCCAGCACGATCTTGGCCCCCATCTTGCGGGCTATCTTGATAAGGTTGATACTCCCCAACACGTACGACTGCTGGAGCTGTAGTATGTCGCAGGACGCTATGAGGTTGAGGGCGCGTTTACCCAACTCCTCATACTCGGGTATAGCTTGCACTAAGTCAGTGTTTATCACCACGTCGGCAAGCCTCATATTTTGCAGGGTACGGGCCGGCAGGAAACACCTGTAGTACCCGCAGACATTCTCCCGTGAGTCTAAGTAGAATATCTTCACTACTTCGCCTTGGTCTTGGGCGCGCTCCTTTGTTTGCGGGGTTTCACTACCTCCACGTCATTACCGAACTTCTCAAGTATGCGAGTAGCCTCATCGGGGTCTACCTCTACCACTTGGCCTTTCTTCATAGCCCCCACGGTGGAGTAGTGGGTAGTCTGCAGAAACCTCAGCTTTACCTTGCTGCTTCCCTCTTTCATCTAAACCTCCTTAAAAGGGTAAGGGGAGAAGCGGTTAAGCCTCTCCCCTATATGGTTTGTCTTACAGGGTTACCTTGTATCCGACTGCGGTATGCGTCGCGCTTGAGCTGGTGCCGAAGTCCATCAACGCTATCCTGATACGTGCGTACAGGTTGTAAGCGTCCTTGTCGGCATCGCGGTCTAGCTCCAGGTCGAGCTGGCGCTTGAAGCCCAACAGCCACGAGTTCTTATGCACCAGCACGATGCTGCCCGTGGTGTTGGACGCGGCGGTCGCGTTGATGTAACCGTTGGAATCGGTCTTGCCCAACTCCTCGGTGATTATCACGGGGATGCCGTATACCTTGCCCAACTCGCCGTTCATTATCGTAGCGCTCGGCCCGTACTTATCCACCGTCTCGAACTCGTCAAGAGACAAGGACTTGAGGTAGGTGTATAAGTCGGTGATGAACGCGCAGTTTGAGGGGCGCGTCGCGTACTTGCCCAGCTTGCCCATGAGCGTGGCGTAATCGGCAACCGCCAGCGAACCCAGGTCGGACTTGCAAGCGGTGTTGTCCACCAGCCCCTGGTGCCTCAGACCGTCGAACACCAAGTAGCGGTGAGTCGAGGTAATCGAGCTGCCGTAGTAGCTGATGTTCGCGGTGCCGGTTGTCTCATCGCCGTTGACGATAACCGCGTCCACCGCATTAGCGATGGCCTGGCTTATGGATGCCCTCACCTCGGGCAGTATGGGGATGATGGAATCCTCCACTAGCTCCTCGGTGAAGTTGACCTTAGCGGCCAGCTTGACGGCGGTGAGGGTCATTTTCTGGGTTCCCTCATCGCTTGCGGGCGGCGCTGCATTCTCAGCCACCTTGTACACGGTGGGGTCACTCAGGTTAGCGGGAATGTCGTAGGGGTTGGTGGGCATGTTTACCTCGCGGAACAGCGGCCGGATAAGCGTCTGCTCCTGCCATTCCTCCCACAACTGGCCCGCCATTGCGGTGGGCACCCACTCATCGCCTGAGCCTGAGCCGGTCGAGGTCATGGACTTCACGGCAGCCTTGAGTTCCTCGGATGCGGTTTCACCCATGATCTCGTTCAGCAGCCACATGTTGGTACGGGAAAGACCCTTGTAATTAACGGTCGATTCCTCGTCGCCGCTGCCAAACTCGTGCTTGCGGTCGACCTTCATCTCGGCAAGCTTAGCCCCAAGCTCCTCGGCTACCTTCTCCTGCACCTCAAGCTCGTATGAAGTCTCCATGTCGGCGACCACATCTTCCAGGCTTTCGATGCGGTTCTTGTACTCGTGGATTATGTTTAGGACATCTTCGTCCATGTCTTCCACTTTCTTCTCTTCGTCAGCCATTTATCTATCCTCCTTATTTCGCGCATGAAAAAACCCGCCTGGTAGCGGGCCTATGGTCGTGGATTTCCCTCTAATACAATGTGTGCATCAACTAAGCTTCAACTGCTTCAAACAGAAATCCTTATATTTCTTAAGCTCCTTTCTGAGATGACTATTCTCATCGTGGAGCTTTAGAATCTCGGTTAGTATCTCCTTTTCCTCTTCCTCGGTGTAAGTATGGATGTTGTCTTTATCAGTCGTGTTGCTCATTCGGGCAACAGCCTTATCCACCAAGTCCGTGCCCCCCTCAAGGCTTTTAGCGATTGAGAAAAGGCACTCGGTGTTAGCGGGCAGGGTGACTACAGCTATCTCTAAGAGGTTGAGGGCAGCGATATGGTTAGCCACGGGCTCGCCCATCTCGCTTTCCTGTATCTCCTCTACCACGGGTTCATAGCCTATGGACAGCGCCCTTAACGTGCCCTCCTTTATCTTTTGCCATACCTTCTCCTCGGTGGAGTCTATGTAACCCGTCACCCACAAGCCCTCGTCCTTCACGCTCACGGCTTTGACGTGCCCTATGGGATTGTGCCAATCGTGCTGGTAGGTAAGCACGGGATTGCGCATATATTCATCCAGATTAAGGAAGCCCTCGGGGTGTACTATATCCCCCATGCTGTCAATGTCCTTGGTGCTGGCCCATCCCTCTATCTCGCGCTTCTCGTCGTTCACGCTTTTTATCTGAGCGTGGAATCTCATCTTGTCCATGTTTCCTCCTATATCACCGGCAGTACGTCACACATGCAATTGGGGTGAGCGGGAGGCCCCGGGATCCCACCCGGGAAACTCTCTTTTATGCCCACTACCTGCCCTTCTAACGCCTCGCATATATCGCACTCATCCCAGGCGCTTCTTGCCCATTCCTTCTGCGTGACCCCCGCTTCCTTGTAGCTGTATATGCTTCCATCGGTGTAGGCGCGGGCTGTCTCGGTACGAGCCGCCATCTCGCTGCGCCCCGTCTTGGCATACTCGAATATGTTGTTTATACGCTTCTCCAAGTCCTTGATGGTCTCACCGGCTGCAAGTGATTCTGACACCTGCTTCATGATGGACTCGACCGTTGTGTGGTTGATACTCTCGCTGAACTTACGCGCCATAGTCTCCACGGCGTTAGCGGCATAAGGCGATCCCACATCGAAGGTTATCTGTGTGCCTACGAACTCGCCCGCCACGTTAGCGCCCTCCTCCATAGAGGCGAACAGCTCAGGCTTGACAGCCTCGCTGAACTTCTCTATCCACTCCTTCTCGTCGAAGGGTGTGGGGATGGTCTTCAAGCCCTTGCCCCTTATGTTCCTCAACACCTCTATCTGCTGGTCTTGAAACAGGCGCTTGAGCTTGCGGGTCATCTTCTCGGCAACGGGCTCAAGCACCCTGCGGGGCTGGCGCTTCTTCACCCTCACCTTCAATGTCTCCTGCTGCTCCACGGGCGTAAAGCCGACGGGCATGAGGTTGAAGGGTTTCCACCACGTATCGCCCCAGGGAAGGGGGTCGCCTATCTGGTACTTCTCCCTAAACTCGTTTATGGTCATCACGCCCGAGCTGGATACGAGCGCATTGGCTATGTTGGCTACCGATTCCCAATTCTCCTGCAGCGCCGGCACGCTTGAGGTGTCGAACTTCACCATCACCCCAGGCTCGACCAGGGGCGCTAGTTGCGAGTTTATCTTGCCCTCTATCTTGCGTATCTTGGGTATTAATACTTCCTCCCAAAACTGGCGCTTCTGCTCGTTCGAGTTAGCGTAGTTTGCATACTCGAATATGCCCACCATCACGGGAGGCACACCGAATGCGGCAAGTATCTCCTCGCGGTTCATGCGCTTCAACGCCTCGAACTGCATGTCGGTCAGGGAGAGTCCCACCTGCTTCCACTTCAAACCCCCGGTGAGTATCAGGGTTCTAAACGCCTTGTCGGTGCCGGCGTGGGCCTTGTTAAACTGCTTCTCTAGGCGCTTGATCTCGCCGGGGTTTATGCCATCTTCAGCCTCCAGCACGGCACCAGGCACAGCGGCGTTCTGGAAGAAGCGCTTGTTGTGGGTGATGGCGTACGTCTCCTGTATCACGGCCTGCAGCGCGCCGCTTAAAGACGACTGCCCGTAGTGGTCTGACCACGGGTTGAAATACTTGAGGTGTAGAACCTCGTCGTTTTCAAAGCGAATGGACTTCTTGTTGACGCTGAGTATGTACCCCTGTACCAACTCGGTGGGGTGGGGTATGACCCTCATGCGGTCGGGGCGCAACACATACAGCTCGGCTACCTGCCCCGCGCCGTTACGGGCAAGCTCCCAATAGTTGTTGCCCGTAAGCTCGAGGTAGACCATCATGGACTCTATGAGGTCGTACCCCGAGCAAAAGGGGTTGGGGTTGTGCAGCAGGTTATAGAGCTTCCCCTTTTTTTCCTCACCGCTGGCTGTCACGGTCTTTATGGGCACACCCGCTATGTTGTGGGATATGGCGAACACACAGGCGTACACCCAGCAGATATTGCCGTACGTCTTGACGTAATACTCGTAATCTTCGGGCAGCGACACCCCCCAACGCTCCATATATTCACTAAATAGTAAGGGTGTCTGTTGTGACTCCTTAACCTTTGTGGGCCTTCTAAACTTTGATAGGAATGACATAATTCTCCTATAGCACTATCACTTGTGGCGCTTTGGCTGTGTTGAGTGCATATCTTAAAGCGTCCATAGCGTGGTCATTCTGTTTCTCGGGCTGGTCGGTGAACTCGCCCTGCTTCTTCTTCCAGCAGTAGGACTCCAGCTCGCTTATCACATTGACGCATGAGCGGTGGATGTACAGCGACGGCCTACCGTCACGCTTTACCTTGAGCGCCGCCTTTACCGCGTTTATCCCCGGCATGACGCTGTTGTCGGCCTTGGCTGTGGGCAAGCCCGCCTGTTGAAACTTGGCTATATGCTCAGGCTCGGACGGGTCAGCATAGAAGCGCTCTATCTCATGCTCCAACCTCTGAGCTTCAGTCACCATGTCATCCACGGTCTTGCGCCGCTCGTAGTACTCATCCATCACGTAGGCCCTACCGTCACCGTCGAACCCCACGGTGAGCATGACGGCGGGGTTGGTGTAGCCCCAGTCAACGCCCACTACGTACCTGTCCAGCTCGGGGTAGTTGTGTATGACGTGTATGTCGCGGTCGAACTCGTCGTATACCAAACCCTCAAGCGTGACGAACTCGGCGTAAAGCTCCTGCCTTAGAAACTCACCCGAGTAGCCATCCTCCAGCGATTGTATGAAGTCCTCGGACAAGTGCGGGTTGTCGTGGGTAGTGGCGCGCACCATCACATACCCGTCTTTAACGTCCTCCACCCAGCGCTTGTGTATCCAGTTTTTACCTTTGGGGGTGGTTCCCAGCGCTACCCACTGCCTGTAGCCTGGCTGCCTTGCGCGCCCTATGAGTATCCGCCATGCGTCCTCTGATACAAGCGCTCCCTCGTCTAAGTAGGCCCATGCTATGTTCGGCCCCCTCAACGACTCGGGGTTGTCGCATGAGGCTAAAAATATGGTGCTGCCGTTATGGAGTGTTATAACCCCATCGCTCTTGTTGTGCTGTTTGATAAGCCCCTGCGCTCGTATATCCTCGTTTATGGTGGGCAACACGATACGGGTAAGCATCTTGTAAGAGGGCGCTACTATCATGCCCCTTGAGCCGGGGTTGTAGACTGCGTACTCGAACCCCAACAGGCAACCGGCGAAGGTCTTACCGCTACCTATCCCACCCACGTAAGCGGGGTAGCGATGTTCCCATATAAGCGAGTGGAACTCCTCCTGCTCGGCGAATAGGCTATGCCTTATTTCCGTTGCCGTTGCCATACTCTATAACCAGTTTGGGGAAGTCCTCGCCTGAGTGCTGTACCTTGTGCTTGAGGTCGCCGAACATCTCGTAGTAGAGGCGTATCGCGGCTACATCACCCTTGCGGGCCTTGCGTATAAGGGCGCTATGTATGGTGGGGTCGTTAGCCTTGCGTATCTCGGCACTGCGCTTGTTCATGTACTCTATGGCTTCTTCGCGCTTGAAATACTTGTAAACAGTGGTGCGATCTATGCCCGCTTCTTTGCTTGCACCAACAATCGTGCCGGGGCCATCGGGATTAAGATACACGTCAACAAAGGTTTTAAACTTCTCGGGTATCTCCCATTCTGTCGATGTTTGTTGTCCCTCATTCTTCGTCCTCGTACTCATCGTATATCTCAACCCTTAATATCTGTTCCTTGAGGTATGCCAACTTCAACACTTCATCTAAACATGTTTCGGGTACGTCCAGTTGTACCCGTGCCCCACCGCTGCCATCCAGCTTGATAGCTGATTGAATGGGTGGTAAGGATGCGATAAATTTAATCATCTCGCTTGACGAACCTACCACACTTATAACAAGCCTTAAGCGAAGGACTTTGTTTCACTTCCTCAAGCTCCTTATCGCAGAAAGGACAATAATTTCTAGTTTCCCCAAGGAGTTCTATCATGTGTGATAGACCATCCCGCAACGCCCCTAGCACCCTTATAAGGTGTTCAACGTTAATATTGACAGTAGTATTAATTGCTTTTGACATGGCTTCTCTCCTTCATCTCCTTGAGCCGTTGGTTAAACCCCGCGTCCCTGTGCGCCTTCATGTGATGTTCGTAACACAGCGCCATGAGGTTATACGCCTCATCGCTACCGCCCGCTCCCCTAGTCTTTAAGTGGTGTATCTGCAAGCCGTATGTCCTGCCGCACCACTCGCAGTGCCTATGGGTACATCGGTAATCATGTATAGCCTTGAGGCTTCTAAGCGTCTTTATCTTGGGAATGGGCTTAACGTAGTCCTCAAGCCCTTCTTCTATGTCGTCTGCTTCCACCCTTATGCGCCTCCCCTTGGGCCAGTGGCATTTAGCCGGTGGAGGTATGGGGCTGCGTATGTTTAAACTCCCGTGCCTCATTTCCTAACCACCACCTGCAAGCCTTTGTCCATAAGCTCGTGGGGGTGAAGCATCAAAAAAGCGTCCACCGCCTTGTGCACTTCCTCACCTTTGATGTCATGCTGGTAGTCGTCCCATATCATCAGGCCCCCAGGCTTGAGCAGGGGCCAGGAAAGTATCGAATCCCAGAATACATCGAGGACCACGTGGGAGCCGTCGATATAGACGGCATCAAAGAAGCCCCGCGGGAAAGACCTCAATACATCCTGTGAACGCGCCTTGAACTTGGTTACCTTGTCCCGATAGGGTTCGATATTCAAGTCGAAATGCGCCTCATAATCGAAATCGAAGCGCTTGTTGGGCGTAAAGGTGTCCACACACGTTATCCGCGCGTCCGGGTCGGTGAGAATGTTTTCCAAAAACCACACCGCCGAGCGACCCTCGAAGGAGCCTATCTCAAGGAACTCAGCGGGCTTATCCTTGAACTCATCCAGCAGCTTATCCCATTTCTCAATGTGGCAGGAAATATAGTCGTGGGTATAGGTCACTTCGTATACCTCGAATTGTAAACAAAAGCTCCGTCACCATCCGAGTAGTCGTCTATTTGCCATACCAAATGTGGAAAGGCTATGTACACGTTTATCTCGGGATAGACCAGCTCACACATGGTCACATCCTTGGGTTTATCCAGGCGCATCACATTATCAAGCATGCGTTGATAGGTACTCGACCTTATCCCGTAGGCGTGGGTACACCAGAATTCATCGACCTGGTATACCCGCTTGGATAAGAAGCGCTTCTCACCCTTGGGGTTGCATCCCAGAAAAATCATGTCCCAATCATCGGGTACTTGTTCAATGAACTCCTCGAAAAGCTGGTGAAAATTGCGGTGAAATTCCACATCATCTTCGAATATGAAAATGCTGTCGGCCCCATTTGAGAGCTCTATGACTTTCAAGTGCGACAGCTTGTTTCCCAGCTTGGCGGGACGTAGGTTGTCGGTACCATACTCGGGCTCTATGGCGGGGAATCTAACCACCCCTATATTTTGCTCCTTGAATATCTCTTCCATGCGCTCCCTGCGATCCTCGCGCCTATCGAGGTTGATGTACCAAACAATATCGAAGTGATCATTGAAAGCGCTCATATATCCCCGCTATCTCATCCGCGACGTTCACGATGTCATACTTGCTCATGTCGGCGGGGGGGTGGTGCAAGGCCATGTCCTTGATGTTCCCCTCGAGGTCTATGTCGTAGACATACCCGGGCCTTCCCATGGCCCATCCCTCTATGGTGGAGCGCCCCAGGAGTACCCCGGCGGTGTGTGTACAACGCTTGACATATTCTTCTATCCACCAAGCCTGGTCGTACCACTCGGCATAGTCGGGAAGATCGTCGGCCCACGAGTCGTATTTCTTCCCCACAAAAATGACTTTGAAATTCCCGGCACGGGCCCTCTCCATCAAGTCATATGCTGATTCTTTCCGCAGCGGGTCTATGGTGCCCGCGAACAGAACTGTTTTTTTATTGGGCAGCGGAGTGGGCCTGAACCGGGAAAAATCTATGCCGTTAGGGATGACCCTTACTCTTTTCGAGCCCAACCCGCCTTTTACGAGTTTGAGCGCTACCGATTCTCTTATGCAGATATAAGCCTTTATGCGCGGGTCGTAAAGGGGTTCCTCACACGGGTACTCGCTGTGTACCGTGGCTACCGCCGGCGCGTTGTATCTCTCTAACGCGAACCGCGCCGGCTCAAGCTCGTTTAAGTGTAGTATGTCGAATTTCTCGTCGGGGGCATCGTCAAAGCTATAGACATCAACACCGTCATATTGCGCCCGCACAAGTAAATCGTTCCCCACCTTGGGAGCAATGATGGTGACGCTGTTGCCCCGCTTCATGAGTTCCCGCGCCAGCTCGTAACAGTACATGGGCGCACCGGTAAGCGCGGAAAAATCAATGAGGGAGATAAGTATTTTCATGGTAATAAAAGGGTGGGGTTATATCTCGCGCTATTATAGAAAAAGCATAAAATCCAAAAGCGGGGATTGTCAAGCACCCCAAACCTCAACCGCAGGTCATGGCTTATCGGACTCGCTTCGCCCCGCCACAGCCATGAGATAATCCACTTGTTCAACAGAGCGGTTCAAGACTTCAGCTATAGCGATGTTTATCTCATCAGGATAAGCGAAGTACACCCGCTTCTCGTTATTTCCCTGCATATAAGAACATATTCTTAAGCGCTTTCTGAAGTCCTTCAGCATGTTCTTTATCACCAACATAGTAACGTCTGAAGGTGGGCGATTCGGCCCTTGAGTGTTTTCCTTCGTCTTCCCGCAATACCTACATTCCACGTATTTAGCAAGAGGTATGTTGTTATCCATTATCTCGATGTATTGATGGTTCACCTTTTTAGCCTTGCACTTCTTACACACGAACTTACAATCCTTTCTTCGCTTGCCCCACTCATGCTCGCATTTAGCCATGTCTACCCTCCCGTGTAAAATTTAGCCTTAGTGATGTAGTACTGTGCCATATCTTCTATCTCTTGTCTCAAGTCCACTATGGCGGGATTGATGGGCACTATGGGCCTACGCTTCTTCCCGCCCCTACCGCCAGGCGGCCATATCCTCACGTTGGAATAGCGAAGCTCGCCCAACCTCTCATATTGGTCAGCTAATTCATCGATTATGTGTTTGTATCTAAGCTCTGAAGGTTTAGGCATCACTCTTGCCCTCCTATCCAACTCGAATGGCACGACCACTCAAACTTTTTCAGTAACCCATAATCCCAGAGCAGGTGTATGAATTTAGGCACCACTTCCTCAACACTCAATTCTGGTAGCAACTCGCAAAAGCGTTGCCAGCAGAGCTCGTAGTCGTCGGGTTCGTCACTATCGGGGTTGTTAAGTTCGGGCATAAGCTTCATACTCCTTGAACCTGCGCCATATCGTGTATATGTCGTAGAACACCAGGGCGCAGAGAATAAGCCAAAACAACCCGTTAGCCACAAGTGCCCGCATCACCCATTTACCGCTCATTTTTCTATCTCCTCCAGCATCATCTCAGCGACTATCCTTTCTAACTGTTTAATGCGTTCTACCGCCACCTTGTACTTGCGCTCCCATTCGCAAGCCCTGTTTTCAGCATCAGACATGTTGTAGGCGTAGACCATGACAAGGGCGCATAGGAGACACAGTACAAGCACCCCTGCCCCTATTCGCCATAGGCTTGTGTGTCTCATGGTTACCTCCTTAATAATTTTTCACGATATGGAAGGGTTCTATAACTCCGCCACTCAACTTGGCAGCAGCTTTCAGGGCAGTTAAAATCTTGTCCTCGGGCTTCATTCGCACCCCTACAGCACTAACCGCCCACAGGGCACCAAGGGCATAGTCTTGACCACACCCCATAGCCGCCCAACCACAAGATGCCTCCCCCACTTGAAGGTCATCCCAAATCATAAAAAGCCTCTTATTGAGGCCCACCAAAAAAGCGGCGTTTCCAAACCTCTCAACCTCGTTTTCCCTGTAGAGCAACCCGTTAGCTTTGAGAACTTCCCGTAATTCGGGAATGAAGTTGACGACTAAAAATTTTCTTTCATCTCCTTGACCGTCATAATAGGGAGACGGTGCTAACTGATATTGGATAATATCGAGCATACGAAATGAACCACAGCCACCAAATACATATTGGTCTCTCCTAAAAACCTTTTTGTCGGCTCTTTCAGTAACACCCATCCGATTATTAACACCGGCACTATCCCCGCCTATCATCACGCCCTCATTGGTGCAAAAACCAACAATGCATGTCATGACTTACCTCCTCTCAAGTCGAGAGGCTCCCGATGCTAGGCGGTGGCTAGCACCAAGAGCCTCACATTTCGCACAGCTCTACTCAGCTATCTAGTGGTTTTGCTCCTCGTGAATAACGAGGGTGTTATCTCCCACCTCCCCTCTCCCGCCTTGGCGTTGGGGTCGAACCTCATTTTTATAATCCCTCCGCGCTTAGCGGTTTTTTCCATATAGTTCATCCAGGCGATAGCGCCCTGGCGATCCTTATCTAGTTCGCAAAGGGGGCAGTTGGTCATTCGGCCTCCCGTCCAAGCCACTGTGAGTAATAGTCGGTTAGTGCTTCGATTGCATCCTTCAATGGATTGTCAGAACAACCATCAGTAGTCCTAAACACATGGTTGCTAAACCGGAGAGTCGTTTCCCTATTTCCGTCTTCAATGGTTATGAATACATACATCATTTACCCTCCAATAACTCTGGGTTGTCAATTTTATTTAGATAAGCGAATTCTCCGAATAATTCCATGGCTGCTTCGTTATATATTTTGGCGGCTTCTTCTTCTAAATCAAAATACCCAAGATTCTTCTTTCCCCCATTTATACATATTTGCACCCCCCATTTGTTTGCGTGTTTACTCCAAAAAACACCCTTATATTGTGACGTACCCCCCTTGCCTCTGGCATTCATTCTGTTTTGTTGGGGGGTACATATCCTCAAATTCTGACGGCGATTATCTAGGCCGTTGTTGTTTCTGTGGTCAACCCACCTTTTATCATCTCCAACTATACCCATAATTTCTCTGTGCATACCCACACTTGATTCATTCCATGGTGCCCTTATGGCATAATATGTATGCTTCCTTTTATCTGCATACCAGGTCCATTGTAATAGCCACTCATAGTCTTCATCGTCTACTAGGGCCACCTTGCCCTGTGTTAATGATATCTCTTTCATTTTCTTTTCCTGATCTTGTCCACCAAAAACGCTAAAATCACATAAAAGATTCCCTCGAAGTGAGAAAGGGGTTTTATATTAACAACTTCCTCATGCCTTCTTTAAAAGCACCAAGGGTTATTTTGCCCTTGTAATACTGTTTAACAAGAGCATCTATCTTCTCGGTGTGTCGCTGATACTCCTCAAGTGTTTTGGTAGCATCCCTTTTACCCTCAT